CATTTAGGCTTATATCCATTCATCCCGGAAGCATGATATGTTGTGGACAACAAATCATCAATAGCATGTCCGAATTCATGAGATACAACCGCTTTCCAGTCTGTACCTACCGGATGGAAACCAGCAGCAATATCCATTGAAATGCTCTTTGCTATCTTTTCAACGTTGCTGAACCACTTCTTATTCAGCGTAACACCGCCATGACCAATACCAACTGAACATTGTGCATAGGTGGAACCGGACAACTGAGCCGTTCCAATACTGTTCAACTGTCCAACCAATTCGGGGAATCTGGTATAGATATCATCAAGCGCTTCATAAACACCTTTAGCTATATCCAGATCACACCCGGCAAGGGACAAGGTAACATTTGTATCATACAGTTTCCCGCCAATTGTAGTGGAATGGAACCATCCCTGTTGTTTCATCAGCGCTTCAACATCAGCCGTTGTCTTACAATCAGCCAACTTCAGTATAGCACCGGGCAGGATTTCTTTCAATCCTTCTTTGGAACCAGCTTCCCCGGTTTCAGGATCAGTCATGAAGGTTTCTTTCCATTCCGGGTATTTCATACTACGGGGAACATAGTATGTTTTTCCGTCTTCATCCCTTGCAGCCCGTTCCCCTATACCATCCATATCAGCATAATAAGGGGCTGTTGTACTTCTACACCAAGGATGAAGCGGGGGAACTGTCACCCCTGGTTGATAATCCTTCATATCAATGATTGTTCCATCCATTGACTGACAGATTTCAGAAGTTCGTTCATCCAGTGTTGCAATGAAGGTCAGTTGCTTTACCCCGGTTGCCCGGTATGATTCGCCTGTTGCAACAGCATTGATATAAGCGTTTTCAGTATAAACCAGCCTTGCAGCGTTTGACCGGGAAGTGTTGAACTTCTTTTCAATAACGTCAACCACACTTTCAAGGTTCCCACCCCGCATCAGGTTTTGTGTCAACTGCTTATGAAGTTCATTCACAAGCGCTTGTTTGTTTTCCCAAATCCTATCACTGAAGTTTCTTCCATCCAGTGACCAAGGTTTATACAGGGCAGTCATAATAGCGTTCTGATTCAGTCCCGCTATATCCCATCCAATCCCAATACCAGACTGGATAGTAAAGGCGGTTTGTCCGTATCCGTTCAGGTAGGTATTTTTCAACAGAGCATCTAAAGCGTCTGTTTGTCCACCCGCTAACACTTCAACGGAATTCTGAAGCTGATATTTTAGGGCTTCCAACCGGGAAATGTGGAAACGGGCTGAAGCGTTTTCCAGTTCCTTTGACCAATCAGCGCTTACCCCGTTTTCCCGTCCATGCTTAATGTAGTCTTTGACCGTCCACTTAAATTCCTTCAGTTCACCTGAAGTCAAAAGCTTCCGGGCATCAGCCATACTGACAATTCCGTTGTTCATTGCAAAGCGTCCATACCAGCGGGAAATATCAGCGTCAATCTGCCTTTCAGCAGCCCTGTACATGGATTCCAGATCAGACATAACCTTTTCCGCTTCCCTGTGTCGGGAATCTTCAAGGTCTAACATCCGGTATAACCAGTATTCCTGATTCTTGCTCATTCATCATCATCCTTGTCAGGGTCATCTTCCTTCTTTTTCTGGAAAGGATCATTGCCCATCAAGGCAGCTTGTTCTTCCTGTTGCTGTTTGGCTTTCCGCTTCAGTTCCATTTCCACATCATCAACCCAAGGGTGTTGCGCTACCAGTGTTTCATCAGACAGGATACCAATACTGTTGCGGATATTATTGATAACTTCACTTTCCACCATCGGAAGATCACGGTTGAAAATGACTTCAAGGGAATCCAGATCAAAATCACCAATTCCGGTATTAGCAAAATGGCAGCGGATGAACCACAGCAGTTCTTCAAAGCTGGATTGAAATTCCGTTTCCATGTTGTTAGCGTCAAGGTCAATATCACTATACATGGACTGAATATTCATCTGATTAGGCTGTCCACCCAAGCGGTCATCCTTCGCATCAAAGCCCATTGCGTTTTCAATGATAGCTTTTTTGAAGATTTCAAGAATTGCTTTGTAGTTTTCAGCGTTCACTTCAATTTGTAGCGTCTTCAGGTCACCCGCTGCACCATCAACGGTCTTCACCTTCACAGCGCCATAATTGGCAAGGTTCCTTCTGAACTGACCAAGGTTTTCACCGTCATAGTTCACCAGAATTAGAATGGTATTCCGGGCATCTTCTTCCATGTTGTTTTCAAAATTGGACAGGATATCATTCAATCCGTCCTGAAGGGATTTCACATTCCGAATCAAGGGGATTTCATCCGCATCCCGCTTGAAGGGAATCAGTGGTATCTTTGTCCAATTGAACGGGTGTTTCCCTTCAACCGTGAAATAAGATTCATGAAAAGGTTCTTCCGCTACCAAGTGTCCACCATCCAGTTCAAAATAACTGATTCCGGTTTCATCATAGACTTCAACCTTTTCAACAATCTTTTCTTCTTCATTCCCTTCATAAGAAATCATCTGATACACCCGGATTGCATAATCAAGAATGGTATGGTCAGCATCCCGCCAACCGGGAATAATTTCATGTCCCTTGAACTTTTTGAAGATCAAACAACCATCTTCATCATAGGTGGGGTATATCCAGACAATTCCTTCATTCAGGGCATCTGTCCCAATCCGCTTCATCAGCTTCATGAATTTCCGTCCAAACAGCTTTTTCAGTTCATCCATGAATTTTTTGTTTTCGGATTGAAAGGTAATAGGCTGTCCAACCAGATAGTTCACCTTCTGGATAACCATTTTCTTATACTGGTTATCAATAATCCGGTTGTTAGGAAGGTTTGATACTTCCGTTAATTCACCGTCTTCACCAATCGCCATGCGTTTTTTACCAAGTACATCATGCAAGCCCCGGTAATAGCGTTCCCCGGTTAGCATTTCCCATTTTTTAGCAGAAGCCTTGAAGCGGGAAATTTCCCTTTCCACAAAATCTTTATCAGTCATCACCTGATTCTTCTGCCTTGCAACAGGTGGAAGGTTATTGAAATTGAACAACGGAAGCACCCCCTTTCAAATCAGATTTGGATTATATAGAAAAAGTGAACAGACACAGCCACAGGGATAACAATTGTTCCCCGAACTTCACGAATGGTTCTAACAATGTTCCGGGCTTCCTGCTGAACCTGAATCATTCGGAAACCAGAAGCAGCAGCGCCCCTTGACGGTCTTGCCATGTTCAATCACCTTCTTTCATGACACAATAAAAGCGGGTTGCCAGAACATTAAGTTCCAACAACCCGTTTGTTACTAATATGATACTATCAAGTAAAGCTGAACACATCACCCTTGATATAATCTTCAGCACCGTAGCGCATAGCGTCCATCAGGTGATTGAAATCATCAATAGGTTTGTTCAGCGTCTTTCCGGTTTTATTATCCTTATCCCAAGAGTAGTTACCAATTTCAGTAATGAAATTCACGCAGCGGGGATGAATGATAATGTGAAAGTCTTGCAGATAGTCAATCCCATTATTGACTGAATCCTTACCCTTCCGGGCAGCTTTCACATTAGATAACCCTAATTCACGCAGACGGTCAATTGACTTTGGTTCAGCGCTATCAGCCCTTATCCGTTCTTTAGCATAACCCATTGACTGTATCTTCTGGAATATCCGTTCATTGGACATACCCTTTTCATACATTTCATCAAACACCCAAAGGGTTTTTGCTTTAGCATCTATCAGACCACAAAACAAAGCGGAAGGGTCATTGGTATAACCAAAGTCAAGACCAAAGATAGCCTTGACTGAATCCAACCGTCTGATAGCGTCAATGTCAAAGGCTTCTTCTTTCCAGTTCTCATAAATCAACCCTTCAGCAATACCCCAATTACCTAATCCGGCAACCTGATAGCGCCGGGGGTTATTCTGTTTCATCTGTTCAAACAACTTCCGGTCAGCATCATCCAGCCATTCATTACAGGTGTAGTTAGTAGTTGTAGCAAAGATATCAGGGTCAGACACATCAAAGAACCGTTTCTTCATCCAGTGTTTCTGGTTCCAAGGGTTGAAAGTCAGGGTGATTTGCTTGAACAACCCTTCAGGGACTTCGCCACGGATTGATTCATCAATCATGTCAAAGTCATCCTGATTCATGATTTCATACGCTTCTTCAATCCATATCCAGCAAAGATAGCCTTTTTCAACCGCTATTGAAGTGACTTTCAACGGATCATCCAAGCCCCGGAAGAAGATTTTCTGTCCGGTTGGCTTGTAGGTGATTTCCAACGGGGTTTCTTTGCTTGTCCAGTAAGCGTCCACTCCCAACCGATGGATAGCCCAAAGAAGCTGGTTGAAGCAGGAATCATGGATGGTTCTGCCTATCTTGCGGATAACCAACAAGTTTGATTCCGGGTATTCCATCATCCGGGTTATCAGGTTCAGGGCTGTTGTAGTGGATTTCTTTGAAGCACGGGAACCTTTGCAGACCCGGTATCTTCCCTTGAAGTTCCAGTATGTTCCATAGCCTTTTCCAACAATGTCAGGTAGCCACACCTTTTTAATGGGCTGGTTAATCTTCAAGGGTTTCACCGCCTGAAATAACAATCGGTTGTGCTATGTTCAGATCAGTCTTGTCAGTGAATATCCCGTAGGTCTTTCCAATCAGTTCAGCAGCTTTCAAGCGGTCTTTGGCTGAAACTGAAATATCTGAAATGGTCTGAACACCGTCCCCAACCAATTGAAGGGTTTCTTCTGTGTGTTCACCCCGCATCACAGCGGTCAGGTATTCCAGAACTTCTTTAGCGTCAGCGGTCTTTTCATTGTGAATCCGTTCAAGCTGTTCATGTATGTAAGACCACATTTCCCCGTTGTACTTTTCTGTACTTCCGGGGTCAAGCCATCTGGAAGCGTTTTTAGCTGTCACCTGTGAATAACCAGCACGAATAGCAGCCTGAACAGCGTTCTTATCAATCAGGTATTCGTCACAGAAACGCTTCTGTCTTGCATTCAGCGCCATTCAAACCACCCTTTCTTCAGTTTTTCAGAGAAATTGAAAAACCCCACACCTTTTTTAGGTTGGGGTTAAATACAAGAATACACTCTATCAGATTATAACATGACTACTGTCATTCTTCAAGGTTTGTAATGGTTCAAGGCTCTTTTATGCAATGAGTACACAATATCTTGTGTTGCATTCATTTCAGCAAATATTTCAGACCATTCTTTAAAATCAAGATAACGCAAAATTAACACTTTTCTTTCCCGTTCATTCTTCAACGCATTGATATTGGACTGGACTTTTTCCCGGATCAACTGATATTCCTGCTTCAGTTCTTCAAGTCTATTTTCCCTTTGTTCAATCTGAATGATTTGATTTTCTAATCCCGCATCAGTCAGACTGGTTTGAACAAGTTCTTTATCAAAAGATATTCCGGTCAATCCGTCCCGGTTTGCGTTCATCATCTGAATTTCTATTTCAATATCGTGAATCAGATCATAAATCCGCTTGACTTTAGATAAATGTTCTTTTGGGGTCATTCAATCACCCTTTCTTTACCATTTTCCTGAAAAACTACGGATAAAACTACAGATAAACTACGGTAAAACTACGGTAAGAATGTAGGAAAATCAAGGCGAACTACGGCAACTACGGTTAATTTCAATTTCTTTATATATACATTGTTTAGAATACAGACTATATAATATATTATAAGAATGTGTTCTGTGTCCTCTAAAAATCGTGATATCTAAAGAAGTTGAAAATAACCGTAGTTACCGTAGTAGCCCTTGAAAAATAAGGATTTTATCCGTAGTTTATCCGTAGTTTTACCGTAGTTTTTACCGTAGTTTTTTCCGAAAAACCCCACAGTTTTTCAAGAATTTTCATTTACCATGTATTCCCCGGTTTCGATAATAAACCCGGTCTTATGACAACCGGGGCATTCCATATCTTTCAGTAGTAAACCAACAGGTCTGACATCAATAAACCGCTTCAGGCACATCAAACAAACCATTTCAGCCACTTCAAACCCGTTTGATTCTTTCGCAGCACCTGTTTCATCTACTGGATAAGCGGGTTCAAAAGGGCAATCAGACGGAACTTCCAGAAAAATACCCCTGTTTGCTGCAATGTTACAACCAATCCTTTGACGAATTGGGCAATTCAGGCAGCTATCAGGAAATTCAGCGTCGAAACAAATCATGTGAATTCTTCCCATTCAGCGCCCCGGAACCGGGTTGACAAAGCCCGAACAGCGCCCCTTTCATCTTTATAATTATTGTCAAACATCGGATGTTTCTTCCCGTCAATGTTTGTCCAAACCGAAACAGAATACCGCCCGTAAGGATTCCGAATCACCGTAGCGGTTAAGGGCATCCCATTATGATAAGTCCTGAACCAGCGCATTTTATCAGCCATAATCAAACCCCTTCCAGAATCAGCGCCATTGAATCATCAGTCAGTTGGTGTTCAATATAAACAAAATCAACATCTTTATCAGGTTCTTTATCAGGTCTGATTCTGACTTCCATTTCCTTATGTTCAACCTTTTCAAGCAGTTCAATCAGTCTTGAAACCGTCATGATTATTCATCACCTTTCTTCATTCGCTTGTTTTATCAGGTCTTCAGCTACACTGATTTCACCCGTTTCAATGGTATAACCCTGTTTCCCACAATCAGGGCATTCCAATTCATCCAAACGGGTTTCAACAGGTCTTGCAGCTATCCACCTTCTGAAACAGTTCAAACAGATCACTTGTGAAACCTTATTACCATTTACAAGAATCATGTATTCAAATCCACCTTCTTCATAATTTCTATCACCTTATCAAGCGCAAACTGTTCTTTCTTTGTCCGTTTAGATGAACCAACCTGATACCCTTCAAGAATCTTGTTATAAACCTCACGGGCTAATTCATCTATTTCATTCAGAACGGATTGAAAATGCCCCTGAACATCCTGAACCTTGTCACATTCCCCGGAACAGTAATGATTCAGGATATCTTCATCCGTCAAATTCAGATCATCCAGCACTGTTTCAACATCCGTCTTTTCCCGGAAGTATTGTTCCGCATCCGATCCCAATCTATCCCGCAGCATTCGGGCAAAATCTTCATTGTCCCAAATCGTTTCAGTCTTTCCCTGAATTATCATTACATCAGCCATTATCAGCACCCCCTTCAGAATCAGGAAGAAGGGGGGATTCTGCCAACAGCGCAACCGGGGGAATCTGTGTTCCGACAAAAGACAGATACAGAATCCCGGTTTCATTCAGCTTCTTCAGTTCTTCCGGGCTGATTTCCCAAGCAGTTATGATATAGTTCTGTCCGTTTTCGTCATGTGCTGCAATTGCTGGTAAATCCCCGCACCCTTCCAAAGTATAAACAATATTGGTTTCAGCGGTTTTAATTGGCTTCAATCGGTTCACCCCTTTGAAATCTTTTACAGGTATGATTGAAATATCTGCAATTGTGACGGGGTTTGGCGCTTTCACACAAACCCCAATGGGACTGTTTATCTGTCCACAGGGGATGAAAGGAAACATCCCGCATCCAATCCACACAGTTTTGACAGATTTTCCGGTCATTTGGCTTCAGGTCTTCAAATCCGTAACCCATCAATCCATCACTTCCAGCAGGATCAGAATCAGCAGAAGAATAATCATGTTCCATCCACCTTACTTGCGAACATATCAGCGGTATGGGTCAGAAGGACATTAGGATATTTCCTGATAGCCAAATCATAACCCGTCCAATCATCCTTTTCATAAGCGCCCATATGATACCTGATACACAGCATTTCTTCTTCCGTAAGCTGAAGGAACTGTGAAAGTAACAGAACCGACTTAGCCCCATGACCGGATAACAGAAGGTCATTATTATATTCATAATGGAATTGTTTTCCTTGCGGTTCATCAGAACCGAACATCACAACACCGGGATCATCAATCACTTCTTTATATTGGTCAATCTTGCAAAGATCATGGAACATCCCCACAATGAAAACAGATTCAGGGCGTTTCCAATCAATATCAAGACCATTGGATAACCACATCAGGTTTTCAAAAACCCGGCTGGAATGGTCATACAGTCCACCGGGATAATTCCCATGATATTTGGTGGAAGCAGGGGAAGAAAAGAAACCATTGTCAGTCAAATAATCAATCAGGGATTTGTTTTCCCGGATCAGTTCCGGGGCTTCCTTCATGAATTCGTTAAGCCTTTGAACTTCCGTTTTCATTTGTTTCATTCCTTTCAAATCTGATTTTATATAGTTTCGGTTCAAACATTTTCAGATAAACCGCCTGAATAATCTTCCTAAACTGAAAAGGATTTGTCAGGCGGTAAACAGCGGAAACCGCTTCAGGGGTTAATTCAGTTATTTCAACAGTATTGAATCTGTTTCCGCATCCTTCACAATTGTAGCGCCTGATTCTAAACTTGTTCCGCTGTCTGGAATCAATCACAAGCGCCTGTTTTCCGCATTTGGGGCAATTCATTCAGAACCACCACCTGTTACCGGAAGACCCAAACACTGATGTAATTCCATGATTCGATTATGAAGAACTGTCCAAGCGCTATGCAGCCCGGAAGAAGTCCCCACCTTTTCATGAACCTGTTCCTGTAAAAGTTCCTTATCTATTTGGGCTTTCAGATCAATTTCAACGATAGAATCCCGCTGTTCCGCTTTGGATTTCAAAACGTTGTCATTCTGGTTAATCAATGCCTGAACAGATTCCCGCAGCCTTTCCACTTCAGGCAGCAGCACAAAGGCAAGCTTATGACATTTAGAAGGGTCTTCTTTGATTGCTTTCCAACTTGGTTCTATGTTTGGGTGTTTTTCCATCAGATACTTTACAGCATCCCTGGCATTCCAGAAAGGCAGATTGTCAAAGGTCACAAATCCATGACCGTTGATATTTGGTTTATCCTTCCATTCAATTCCATGATTCAGAAAATCATAATACTTAGCCATTGCCAACCACCCCAATAATCAATTCTGAATAGGGAAGGATTTCAATCCAGTGGCAGAAATCCCGCCATTCATCCAGCTTATGATTACTTCTGTAAAACCACATATTCCATAAGGCTTCATAACTCATTTGAACAGTACGTTTCTGGTTGTAGCTGGAAGGAAGAAGCTGAATCATCTGCCACCAATAATCTTTAGCGTTTGGGTCATTCTTCCCCAAGGCATCAATATATATTCGCCTATAACGGTTAATCAGGTTGATAGTATCCACAAGGCAGTTTGCAGCGGTTCCAAACAGATGTTCATAACTGAAATCATCCCCGGTCAAATCCCGCTTGTGTAATGTGTGCATGGTGGAACAGGAATCCTTTTCAACCCCAATCCGGTAAGTGTCAAATTCTTTCCACCAATAAAGCGGGGCAGTAATATCAGCGCTAACAATGATATTCCGTCTGAACTTCCCATGAACAGAACCAGCCCCGGCAAGTTTCATAGCAAGCCCATAATCATTTTCACCCATCACCACAGGTTCTTTCAGATCACCCAACCGGAATTCTGAATCAGCTTTTTCCCAACTATCTTTCGGATTCCGCATCCCATGAAGGGCAGTATAAAAACCGGACAGTTCAAGCGTTTCAATTTTAATCAACAGAATCACCTTCTTTTTCTTCTGGATCATCTAAAGGACAGCAACCACAGACTTCACAATTACAGGAATCATCCGTAACAAACCAACATTCTTTACAATCATGAATACCCATTTTCAAAACCCTTTCTATTTTGTGTTTTCAGCGCCATTAGAAAAAGACGGATAAATATTCATCCGTCCAGCTACACCCACTAAATTCAGCGTTATATAAACAATCCGGGGTATTTCTGCCTATCCTGTTCCATCCTGCTTTCAGTAGCGTCTTCCTGTCCGTTATATTTCCCCTGATATGGGTTTTTCACCTTGTAGCAGTTAAAGAAAACCAGTTGGGCAACCGGATAACCGGGAATCAGATAAATCAGGGAAGGGGATTCATTCACTAATTCCAATGTAATAGCCCCATGAAACCCCGGATCAATAAACCCGGCATTCTGAACAGTCAGCCCAATCCTACCGATTGAAGATCGTCCCTGAACAAAAGCAGCAACATTATTAGGCATCCAGATATATTCTTTAGTTGTCGCAAGCAGGAATTCACCCGGTTCAATGGGGTATTTTTCATCATCCCCAATCACCCTTCTTCCATAGGGCAAGCGTTCCCCAATGGTTATTCCGTCAATCATTTTGGCGGGAATCGCAAAGGTGTTACCCAACCGCAGATTGATACTTGCGGGGTTTATCATTTCTTCCCTTGCGTGTTCAATCGCACCCGCCATATACATTTTCTTATAGATTTTCTTGTCACTCCAGATCATATCAATCACTTCCTGTTCTTCATATCATTCCGCAATGTTTCACACAGCTTTTTCATGTCTTCCAGCGCTTCCAGATCAATTTCAGCCCAATCACAACCGCTGTTATAAACCCCGGTCACAAAATACTGGATTTCACCTTCATCAGCGTCAATGGTAGCCCCAATATTGCTGTCATTATCAGTGATTTCATATATGTCATCTTCTTTATGAAACCGATAACTTTTAGATGATTCATTGCAAAACAAATCAATAATATTGGTCATTTCATTCATCCCTTTCAATAAAGATTTTTCCCTGTTTCCGAGGGGAAGTCTTCAGGTCAAGCGCCTTACAGATTGCCTTGCTGAATTCTGATTTCTGCATGGGCTTATATCCACCGCCCACACAGAAACCCACATAATCATCATAGACTTTCTGTGTCAGTTCATGGGCTATCTGCTTTCCGTCTTCTTCTTGGTATTCTTCAATGAACAGAAGAATTGGATTGTTGGACTTTTCAAAATCATCAATTTCATTCCTTACCTTGTCTGATTCTGTGAAGCCATTGTTTTTCAGAATCCGGTTCAACCCTTCCACCGATAACCTAATCAGGTATTCAACAGAAGATTGTGATTTCAGTTTGGTTGCTATGAACGGGGTATAATCCGAGTCATCCGGGCTGAACTTAGCATTGAAAGGAATAATGACCATTCTTCTTTTAATAGCGTCCCAATCCCGCCCCTTTCCCATCCGGGGAATATTATTAGCGCTGAAGTACAATTTTACATAGGGAACAAAGGTGAAAACAGGCTGTCCCTTGTGTTCTGCTTCAATCCGGTTCCCTGTGACTACCTTTTTGAAAAAGCTGGTATCCACCACAAATTCATCTGAAATATCATCCCCAATGTTTGCAAGCTTTCCAAACATGGTCACCTTATCAAAACGCCCGGAAAGGTTCTTCAGATCAAGGTTGGAAACGTTGTCTTCCCCAAGCATGTATTCCAGCGTTTCCAAATAGGTTGATTTTCCGTTTGAACCTGTCCCTGTCAGGAAGAAAGCTTTTCCAAGTTCATTGCGTCTGAAAAGGGCATACCCGGCAGCTTCTTCCAATAACGCCCTGATAGCGGGATCATCACAGGCAATCTTGTTCAAAGTCTTATCCAGTGTTTCATCATAGGCTTCCGAGTTATAATCCCAATTGATTCTATTGGTGATAACCACATCCGGGGAAATCCCCTGAACATTCATGGTTTCAATATCAAGAATTCCATTTCTGAAACCAATCAGGTTTGCGGGGGCTTGTTCCACATTGTCAATGTGTCTGACATCCAGATATTTCAAAACTTCTGTTCTTTTCGCTGCTGGAAGGTTGGGGATTTCATCCAACATAGCAGATTCAATTCGGTTGGTTCCCGGTTGATAACATCCTTCACGGTATAAATGAAGCTGGTTGTTAATTCGTTTGATGTGATAATTCTGAACTAAATAATTCCCGAATCTATCAAAAAGGAATGTGCTTCCTTTGAAGAACACAGGTTTTTTAAAAGCCTCGTCCCGCAAGATCACAGACAATTCTTCTTCTGACAGGGGTTCTTTCAGAACATATTGATTGATAATTCGGATGGTTTCCCGGATTTCATCAATGGTGAAGTCATTACTTTGAAGGGTCAGGATATAACTGAACAGGGCTTGATTCCTTCCGCTTCCCGCATCCATCCCAACAAAATCAGCGGTTCCTTTAATTGGGAACAACCACTTTGGAATTTCTTGATAGCTTTGCCCCGGTTCAATGTCCCATTCTATAAAGCGTTCTTTTCCGTCAAACTTCAAAACTTCATAGGAACACTTGAAACCAACTTTTATATCAGCAGTCAAACCACAAGCCAAAGTAGAATGATTAGAATTGTTCTGAATCTGTGTATTGTAAAAGATGAAATGTTTTCCCCGTCTGGTTTGGTATACCCGGCAGTTCAACTGAAGTTCTTCCACAATGTTCATCAGGATTTCAGATTCTTCTTTGTCATCCACATCAACCATAATGGTATTCTGCTTCAGCACCCCGGCAAATTCAGGAAGGTTTTTGACTTCTTCATATCCTGAAAACTTTGTCCGGTCTTTCAGCTTTTCAATGGATTGTTTATTCTTTGTCTTCACATATCCCCTATAAAAATCATCACTTTCAACCACTATTTCACCCCCTTTCTTTCTGGAAGTTTCATATAATCCTTCAAGGGTATTCCCATCCAATCAGCAGCGTCTTTCTGTGCTGATTTTTTTTGTTTGTGAAAGGTTCCAAAGCAAGGAATGTAGGGGAAACCAGCTTTATGAACATACCAATAACCATTTTTATCCTGTGAAACGGTATAAATTCGGTCTTTCACACAATCACCCCAAAATCCCGTAAGCGTTTTATTGCCATTTTGATATACCATTCCTTGTCCAGTTCCTTTGGACATTTCACCCCGTTCACTTCATCATTGAAAACAAAGCAATTTTCAGGGCTGTTTGATACCTTTTCCGGTTTCCCGGTTCTTTCGGAAATCTTCACAATCCCGCCCAGGTCAGGATTATTGGAAGCAAAGATTCTAATACACTTTTCTTTCAGACGGATTCCGGGGTTGTCATAATGAATATATTTTCCGGTTATTCCCTGTTCATAGTGGTATTTTGCCCCATGAATGAAACAGGAATATTTGTTAGAAATCTTGGTTACCAACTGGAATTCTTTCAGATCAAAACAGGCGTTGATTGTCTGTTCCGGGTGAATTCCATGAACCATGTATTCAATCAGGGCTTTGTTCACAATAGGCAAATCATAATCAAGGGAAGAAAGCTTTTTCACATAAGCCCCTTTTGATTTGAAATGTCCTTCAGCGTCTATGACTATGTAGTTGTTTACATCCTTCTGGAAGACTTCCCGATATTCATCAAATTCCAATTTCAAGCCTGTCCGTTTTTCCCATTCATAACAGATATCATCAATCTGTTCATATGCTTCATCAGACCCGTCCCGCAGCTTTACCAATACACCATCTGTATTGGACTGAATAATTTTGCAGTAAGGTTCCAGCTTTTCCATCAGGTCAACCAATAGCATCTGACCATAAACACAAACCCGGTTAGCTTGCAGCGGATCATATAAAGCGTTATTTTCATCCTTCATCACCCCATAGGTTCCATTCAGAACCAACTTCAGGGGTAATTGCAGCGGATTCTTTTCTTTCTTGTACTTCAGCCGGGTTTCATAGATTTCAACATATTTCCGGGGGTCTTTCATGTTCCGGGAATGAAGGTTGTACCGGATCATTAAAGACGGATACAGGGAAGCAACATCCATGTTCAGGAAATAACCCCGTTCATGATATTTTGTCAGCGCCCCATGAATACCGCCCCAGCCCAATTGGTGAGGAACACCCGCTATCATGGTTTTCAGATTGTTTTCTTCATTTTTCAATTTTTCCTGATTCCATTTATAATAGCAGCGGTTTTCAGGATTAGAATACCAGTCCACAACAGACCGATATTTTGAAATCCGCATAGTGTCCGGGAAATCAATTTCAAATTCATCATGGTGTTCCTGTTTGGTTGCGTTCAGGATGATTGCTGAAAGTTGGGGTTTAGTCTTTCCAATCAATGAAAGGTCAAGCGGTCTTCCTTCACAGGCAAGTTTTACAAGACCCATGTGGGCTTCAAATTCATCTTTCCTTTTCATGAAAACCTGAATGGTCTGTTCCACATCATGTCTGCAATATTTCACGGTTTCCGCTAATTCTTCCGCTGTCAGTTTCCGGTCAATATCGAAGGGAACAGATGTTTCCTTGATATCATTTCCCATGAATCCTTCAAAGGTTTTTAATCCCCGGTCAATGTTGTTCATCACATCATAGTTGTTTAGGGGATAATTCCTGAAAAGACTGGAATACTGATAGCCGGGTTTATCCTTCAGAATGATAAAATCATTGATTTTTTTCGGATCAAACCCGCAAAGAATTCCTTTCAAAATGTATTGGTCATAATGTCTGGAATTGAAACCCGCCCAAATATCTTTCCTGTTTTCGGTATAAAGCTGTTCCAGCCCTTCCGGGTCATTGATAAGAACATGTTCTTTCTTTGCAGTCATATCAATGACAACCACCAACCAATCATATTTGAACACTTCAAAGTCATAGAATAAAATTGCAACCACCTTCTTTCAGCAAAGGGAAACGGGGCAATATTGCTGTTGCCCCGTCCCCGGTATCAGGTTTCAATTATTCAGCTTCAAAAACATCCGTAATTTCAAAAGTTGCAAAACCCTTGCGGTTGTGGGAATAGTTCAGACCATATTCAAGTTTCCCGTCAATAGCTTCCATCACATTCATCAGAAGGTTTCCAAACTGTGTATAGGATTCAAAATCAATATCCAGATCAGTATCAAGGCTGATAAGGAACTGCTTCACAATATGAATCTTGAAAGCTTCATCAATCACCTGATTCATGAAAATCCGCTGTCCCTTGTATTCCCCGGCAAGAATCTTGAACCAGCCTGAAACCATCGGTTTGTGGGTTTCCTTGGTAGCAACCAGTTCCAACTTTTCCACCTGAACTTCATAGGTTCCATCAGGAACATCCTTATAAACCGGGGTATCAGTGGAATTCTTCACATCTTCCGCAAGGGCTTTGGTATCAAACATATTGTCAAATTCAGAAAAAAGATTATTAGCCATGATTTTATACTTCCTTTCAAATATTACTTATAGATTATAAAGGGTTATTCTTCCCGCTTTTTACGGGTTCTTCTCA